GTTTCCCTAAAGAAAACTCCGGCTCCTCAAGGAAAAGAGCTATATTTTCTGCTAGCTTTTTCCGATTTATTAACTTCCAGTTTACATGTTTTTGAAATAGAATTTTTAAAGATACAGGAGGCGCACCTTTTTCCTTGCATATTTTGTGCGTCTTTTTTAGAACATCTTCGGCCAAGCCTTCTTCTTGCTGTAAAATAAGCCCGTCCGGTGTTGCTGGGACAAAAATTTCTGAAACCTCTATTCCGACAATGCCTTTAGTGCTACGAACTATAAAGTCGGGTTCTTCGCCCTGATCGTCAATGACCTCTATATCTTCCCTTAGCTCTTGAATGAAAAGTTCTAGCAGGTATCTTTCTCTACCTTTATTCATTTTTCACCTGCTAAATTTAGCTATGGATTTTCTTGGTCTTATGGACAGCTACGGATGACACCATCCCTAGTTTTATTGCTCGGATTGCGTTGATTTTGTTCTGTCCAGAATTGGCACTCAGGACTATTTAGTTTTTTTAGTCGCTCATTTTCGACTTGCTGTTGCAAGCGTTGACGCTCAACGTCTGCTGTGCGCTGGGCTGCGTTCCGTCTGATTGCCTCCGCTTCTTGCTTCATTCGCTCTGTAGAACGCCTAAGTTCCTGACTTGCTTCTTGAATGTAATGCTCAGCTACAGCTTTGGCGATTGCGAGTTCTATCCCATCTTTTAGTAGGCCGCCGAGGGTCACGCCAATAGTGATTATGGCTAGCCATTCGAAGCGCCCAATTGCGCGAATGCGGGGTGCCCAAGGGGCACGAATTTCATCTGTATCAACCTGCATGGGTTCCCTTTCCTGATAGTTGGCTTCACGCCAATCCTTCAACAATCCCGCCTATCTCGGGCATACCAACGCCTAGCCACTTCCTCTGTGATCGCTATCCCGCGCTTTGACTGGACAAGTTTCGGTTGGCCTCTTCGTACTCGGGGCTGGTCTGACCGATATCAGGCATTACCTCGCCAGTGAGCAGCCACCAACGGAACTGCGGAAAGACCTTGGCGATGGCGAGTATCTCTTCCTCCTTAATTTCCCGGCTCTTGGACGGATTCTTAAGGTTGCTCCAGGTGTAGCGACTGATCCCCGTCAGTTCTTCGAGCTTGGGCAGCCGAATGTCCGACCACGCAAGGATGGCTATAACGCGCTGCTTTATCATAGCTAATTCATCTAAATAAGCTCTAGTCAAATTGACTTAGGCCGAATAAGATTCGAATCAGCTTAAGTCAAAATGACTCAAGCCACTATCCAACATTGTCCAACATAGTGCAGCAAAGGCCATGGAAGTGGAAGAAATCAAGGCTCAAGACCTTCGCGCGGCGCCCCCGGTGTTGCCGTGGCGGGACTTCGCGAACTGGATTGGCATGGGGGAAGACCACGAAACCGTCCGTGGATGGATTCGTAAGGGCTATCTCCCCGCGCACAAGATCGGCAAGCACGTGATGGTCAATGTTGCGCTCTTCACCCATCAGCTGATGGAACGGGAGGAGTTCTGACCATGCGCTACCTCGTAGAGATTTGCACCTTCCACGGCCCGACTCGGCAACGCCGCTGGCATCGCGTCCATCAGGGCATTTCCCGCGTGGAATGCCAACGCTGGGTCGAAGAGTTGGTGGCTGTCTTCCCGACTGAAGAAGAAGCTCGCCGCTCCTTCGGCCTGACCCGCGAACGCGCTCGGCAGGTGTACCGCATCCGTGGGGTGAGGGCATGAACCATGGCCACCAGTCCCTACTACCTACGTCAAACCCACGCCCCGGACTGCGCCTGCTCTGTGTGCTGGTCCGCAAGGCAGGCCATCCCATTGCACAGCCCGTCGCCGTGTCCGGACTGCCGGCCCCCTGGGCTGCCCTATCGGGAAGGTGGCCGCTGGCTCTGCCGTCCCCGTTCCTTCTGCGCGAAACACGACCCGTCCCGGCGTCCGCCGAAGTACTGGCACGTTGTGTACGACAGCGGGAAGCCCACGCCCTTTGTGCCCGTGCGCGAAGCATTCCAATTGGAGGGCTGACCCATGCTCGCTAAGACCCTGAAAGCGCTGCTCCTGCTCTGCTTGATCCAAGCCGCCCGCACCGTGGCCGATCCGGTCAAGGGCCGCGCTCCCGGCTCGTCGGAACAGCCTCACCGTTCCGGCGAACGGAAGCACGGGCGGAGCGCACCCTTGAACGCCTCCCCCCTGAAACAGCCTCCGCTGGGGAGTGTGGGGCAGCTTCTCCGCCCCGCGCTCCCGAGCCCTCGGCGGCAAGAGCGGGATGACAAGGGCAGAGCCCTTGGTGTTGCTCTGGGGGTTCCAAGGGGAAGGGTTCCCACTGGCCGTCGGAGACGACGTTGCGATAGGGATCGTTACCCGGATGGGCCGAGACGAACACCCGTGGTTGGCTTGGTTCGCTAGCGAATAGAACCCGGCCCGAAGGGATCGCCCCACACATCACTTTCACTCAACACCGCTGAATGAAGGCGAAACAGCCGAATTTGCAGCAGCGGGACAACTCACGCCGAAAAAGGCGAATTGAAGGAGAAACACCGATGAACATGTTTGCAACCCAAGGCGGCGTCGTCGAACTGTGGGTCACCAAGACCGACACCTATACCTCGACCAAGACCGGGGAAATCTACGCCTCGGTCCAGTCCATCGCCCCGATCCCGGAAGGCGCCCGTGGCAACGCCAAGGGCTTCGAGATCAGCGAATACAACATCGAGCCGACGCTGCTGGACGCCATCGTCTTCGAAGGCCAGCCGGTGCTCTGCAAGTTCGCCAGCGTGGTCCGCCCGACCCAAGACCGTTTCGGTCGGATCACCAATACCCAAGTCCTCGTGGATCTGTTGGCTGTGGGCGGCAAGCCGATGGCGCCGACCGCCCAAGCCCCGGCCCGCCCGCAAGCACAGGCCCAAGCCCCGCGTCCGGCCCAGCAGCCGCAGGGCCAGGACAAACAAGACAAGTCCCCGGACGCCAAGGCGTAAGCCGTAGGAGGCCGCGATGCTCCGTTATCTCTCGCTGTTCGCGGTAGGTCTGGCCACCGGCTACGCCTGGGGCTGGATCGACGGCCTAGCGGCCTCCCTGGCTGTTTGAGGACTGCACGAATGGAAGGCTCTGTATCGGTTCAAGTGTGCAAGACCTGGGTCCAGAACGCGGACGGTACGGTTGGCTGTACGCACCTTGAGTGGATACAGACCTACCTGCTGCCGCCTGAGGCAGAGGGCTATTTGACTCTGCTGATGGGTGGTTTCGACCCGTCGGCCTTCCGCCTCGGCTTCGCCGGGACCATCGGGCTGTTCGCCGTTGGTTTGGGGGCTGGCTTGATCATTTCTGCCATGCGCAAAGCGCGCAATTAATGAGGTTCCAATCATGGAAAAAATGAAAACCCTGTTCCGCAACGCTTCCATCGCCACCGTCGGCCTGGCCGTGGCCAACGTCTCCTTCGCCGACTCGCTGATCGACGAAACGACCAAGGAAGTGCTGACCCAAGCCGGCACCGACGGCTCGTCCGTGGCCAAGCTGGTGATCGCCGCCGTGGCGGTGCTGGTCGGCCTCGCCCTGGTTATCGGCGCGATGCGCAAGGCCTGACGTGATCTGGTCTCTCATGCTGGGTGCGTTCATGGCCTATTCCCTGATTTCAGGGCTCAAGGTCGGGCAATACCAGTAGTGGCGACCGAAACGGAAGCCCCCTCCGGAGTTTCCGGCAGGGGGCTTTTTTGTGTGGGGTCTTACGATGAAGTTTGCGAGCCTGATTCTGATGCTTCTCTTTGCCACGGTGGCGAGGGCTGAGGATTACTACTGGAAAATTCAGTCACTGCCTGAACGCTTTTCTTCGCCCTCGGCAGCTTGCGCGGCGTGGGCCAAAGGCACGGGACGCCCTGGGGAGTTCACCTTCACCGGGTCTATGAAAGCCCGTGACCAGACCTCGTTTTGGTGCGAGTTCACGAACAACGAAACCGGCAAGACTGCTGCCGCGTATGGTCCTGCCGGACGCTATGGTGATAGCTGTCCAGCCGACACCGAATACAACAAAGAGACCGGCGAGTGTAAGGAAAACAAGTGCAAGATTCTGGCCGGCTCGCTCTACGAAAAATCCCATCAAGCGCCGATTTCCCGCTTCATCAACTACCTCGGCTGTGAGATTGCGGTCAGTGCGATTGACGGTTGTATCGGTCCCGCTGAAGGCCAGGCCGGCGCGACCTATTGCAAGGTCATCGGCTCGTTCACCGGCAACTGGTTCACCTCCAATGGCTCCTGTGCCTTCGGCTGCGACGTGGGTCCGGGCGACGGTCCGCCTCCGGGTGGTGACGGCGGCACTGGGGGCGATGGTGGCGGCAACCCGCCCGGCGGCGACGGTGGAAGCGACGGCGGCACCAAGCCCGGTGGCGGCGACAACGGCTCCAGTGGCGGCGGTGGAGGAGGTGGCGGCGGCGGTGGCGGCAACCCTCCCGACGGCAATGGCGATGGCAACAGCGGCGGCGATGGTGACGGTTCTGGTTCCGACGGCGGCGCTGGTAGCGATGGCGGCGACGGCTCCGGCGGGGGCGGCCTGAAAGAGCCGAAGCAAGGTTCCTTCGACAAGACCATCAAGGAATACGACGACGCCATTGCCAAGGCGCAAAAGGACTTCCAGGAACTGCAAGGCAAGTTCGAAAGCGTCCTCGCTTCCAAGTTCGATATTCACCTGGGCACTGGCGGCGGCTCCCTGCCGTGTTGGGACTTTACCGCCCTCGGCCAACGCTTCGACGTCTGTCTGACCGAATACGCCAAAGAACTCTCCGTCATCCGCTACGTGGTGCTGTTCATCGCCGCGATGCTGGCCGGATGGATCGTTTTCTATCGCACCTGAGGAAACGCCATGGATATTCCCTTTCTCTCCGACATTCTCGCCTGGATGCAATCCCTCTGGGACTTCCTCTACAGCGGTGTCTATGACTTCGTCACCGACGCCTTTGTCCTGCTGACCAAGATGGCCATCAAGGGCTGGTTCGAGATGCAATTGTTCGTCGCGGAAATCGGCTACAAGGCCTTCAAGGAGGTCGTCGGCGGCATCGGTATCGGCTCGACCATCACGTCCTATTACTCGTCCTTGGACGGCGACCTGCGCTCGCTGCTGGCGTTCTTCGGCCTGCCGGACGCGGTGAACATGATCTTCGCCGCCATCGGCACGCGCTTCTCCATGTCCTTCATCCCCTTCATAGGTAAGTGATATGGCGATCAAGATTCATCACGGCCCGAACGGCTCCTACAAGACCTCCGGCGCGATCCAAGATGACCTGATCCCCGCGATCAAGAAGGGCCGCGTCATCATCACCAACGTGCGCGGCCTGACCCGCGAACGGATCTTCCAGGTGATGCCGGAGACGCCCTCCAGCTGCGACGTCATCAACCTCGACCTCGAGGACCTGGATGACATGGAAAAGATGCGCACCTGGTTCATGTGGGCGCCGCGTGGCGCGTTCATCATTTTCGACGAAACCCAACTGATTTTTCTGAAGTCCTGGCGCGAAGCCGACCTCAAGCGCTTTGACTTCCCGGACGGGCCGGAAGCGGCCAAGGCAGCCGGGCGGCCCATGGGCTGGCTGGATGCCTGGACCCGGCACCGGCATTTCAACTGGGACATCATCCTCACCACGCCGAACATCGCCTATATCCGCGACGACATCCGCATGACGGCGGAAAAGGCCTATCTGCACTCCAACCTCGCCGTCATCGGCATTCGGGGCCGCTACAAGGAAAGCCAGCACTCTGCGCAGGACAACAAACCGCCGGCCCGCGACGTGATCGTCGAGATCAAGAAAATCCGCAAGGAGACCTTTGCCCTCTATGAATCGACAGCCACCGGCTCCGTCACCGACACCATCGCCGGCAAGAGCCTTTTTAGACAACCTAAGATTCTTCTATTCATGGCAATTCCGGCCCTTGCTATTGGGTCTGTGGTTTATGACGGCGGACCTCGTTTGCTCATGGGCGACCCTGTATCGCCGCCTGCTGCTGGAACTGCTGCGCCTGCTCAAGCCGGTCCTGCTGTGGGTACTGCGCGTGCTACTGGTGCGACTGGTCCTGATGCTGCTGATGATGTACCTGGGCACGCAGGCGTTCCGGGTGCTGCTCCTGTAGGCCATCCCTTCGCCGGCCGCGACTTCATCGTCAAGGCAACCCTGCTGTCCGCCTCCGGGCGCCGCACCTATCTGTTCGCCGTCCGGGGCCAGGACGGCAGCGAATTCACTCTCACCGATCGCGACCTGACCGACACCGGCTATGCCGTGGTGCCGCGGGGCAACTGCGCCGCGGAACTGAGCTTCAAGGGCGGTTGGTCCGGCTATGCCGCCTGTGCTGGGCGTAGCGCCTTGGGCAATGCGCCGCCGCCTCAGACCGCCGCGCCGAACGTGCCGCCCGACGCCGCGAACAGCGCCGCCGTGCGTGTGACGGTGGTTCCCGACACCAGCCGCTTGCCGCGCTCGTTCAACTGAGGGGGAGCCGATGAACTGGACAAGCTATTTCGCCGCCCTGGGGCTGGTGTTCCTGGCCTATCTGGCGGGCTTTTTCTTCGCGGTGGCGGTGACGCCGACGGGGCCGATATGGCCGCTGTAGCCGGCCTGGCCGGGGCGCGCGCGAACGGCTCGTCTCGGAGTGAGCAAGCGCCACGGCGGGGCCGGCTGACGCCCCTGTAACACGTCAGATAAGCACCCCGCGATTTGGACATTAATGGACATTGTTAGGTGAAACCATGAAGAAAGTGACCCATCAAAACCGCCTCCTGCTGCAACCCGACGGGCAACTGCTGGACTCCCCCAAGGGACGGCTCTTCGTTGATTCCATGACGGGGGCGTTCACCGACCTGTCAGGCGTGCGGATCCTGCGTTGCGGCGTGGACACGGTGCGGCAGTTGTACAACGGCAAGCTCCGGCCGGAAGTCATGGCGCTGTTTGACCTCTCGGTGGATGTGGTCGAGTTCGCCGGCTACGAATGGTCCAAGGGCCGCATCGGTCGCGACTCCGGCTATCAGTACCGTCTGCAGAACGCAGAATTGGGGCTGATCCTGCTGATCAAGAATCACAACATCAAGGTCGATACCCTTGGCTCGCACCTCAAGATCGAGGTGTCGCCCCATGCCCTCGACGGTGCCGACCCGCATATCCTCCAGGGCGTGCTGGATGACTTGGCCGCTGCCGTGCTGAGCCACTGCGAGACCAACCAAGCCGCTGTGCATATCGCCCTGGACGTACAAGGCTGGAAACCGCCTCGCGATCTGGTGGATCGCATGCATTGCCGCTCGCGTCGGGTGCGGCAAATCAGCGGGATCGATCGGATCGAATTCGACGGCAACGCCTCGGTCTACGGGCGTGGCGAGACGTACATGTTCGGCTCGGCCAACGGCCTGCAACTATCGATCTATAACAAGACCCTCCAGGCTCGGGCCACCGACAAGCTCGACTATTGGGAAAGCGTGTGGGCGACCCTGAACGGGGATCCGTTCGGCGATGGCGACCCGGCCTATAACCCACTGGAAACGGTCTGGCGGCTCGAATTCCGCTTCCATCACTCCATCGTCCAGCAGTTCTCCGAAGGCTCGCGTATGGCCTCGGGGGAGGTCATTGGCTGCCGCACCTATGAGGGGCTTTGCCCGCACCTGCAAGGACTGTGGAACTACGCCTGTGAAAGCTTCAAGCTGCTGAGCCGGACGGCGGTCTACGATCCGTTCTGGAGCCTGATCAGCCAGGACGCCCGCGTCCAAGTCGAGTGCGATCCGCTGATCGAGCGCACCGAGTACCGGCGCTATTACAAGACCGCCAAGGGCTTCAGTGGGCGTAACTGCGAGATGTTCCTCGGCCAGTTCATCAGCCTGATTGCGCGGGAGCGCATCCCTGCAAAAAAGGCTATTGAGTCCGCCCGCAAACTGGAGTTCTGGCACGTTATCGAAGACCACTATCTCGCCAAGGGTTGGACTCGTCGCGATCTGGAAAGGCATATACACAAGCTGATGTGTGATCGGTATCTACGGCGGGGATACGCGATCTGATGGCGATCACCAAGCTTGAGGATGGCCGCTGGCTGACCGACGTTGAACCGATCAAGGGCAAGCGCTTCAGGAAGCGTTTCAAGACCAAGGGCGAAGCCCAGCGGTTCGAGGCGATGGTGCGGACGAAGCATGCGCGACAGCGGGAGTGGAACCCCGTTCAGCAAGATAAGCGACTGCTGTCGGAACTTATAGAGCGTTGGTATGAATTGCATGGGCACTCGATTACCAGCGGGAGGCGTCGTAAGAATCTGCTATTGCTGATCGCGTCTCGCCTGGGCGACCCGGTGGGGCAGAGGTTCACCACTGCTGATCTGGTCGCGTTCAGGAAGCGTGAGTTGGAGGAGGGCGCCTTACCTAGGTCTATCAACGTTCGCTATTCGTATCTGAAAACAGTATTCACCGAGCTTCGTAGGCTCGGCGATATCGACTATCCGAATCCTTTGGATCGTCTCAAGCCGTTGAAGCCTCAACAGTCGGTTGTATCGTTCCTGTCTAAGGATCAGGTAGCGGTGTTGGTGTCAGCGCTCCGGGACTATTCGACCTTTCCCCACTTGGCATTGATTTCAGAGGTCTGCTTGGCGACGGGGGCTCGCTGGTCGGAAGCGCAAGGGTTGACTCTGCCCATGGTCCGGGATGGATCGGTGGTCTTCTCCAATACCAAATCAAAGCGTGTTCGATCCGTACCAATCTCGACAGACTTGCAGGCTCGACTTGAGAAATATTTCGCCGGTCGGAATCGCTTTCCCTCTTGTCGGGAGGCGTTTGCACGGATGGTGAAGCGTTGCGGTATCGTACTGCCAAGAGGGCAGTGCACCCATGTGCTACGCCATACGTTCGCTTCCCACTTCATGATGAACGGTGGAAACATCCTGGCGCTGAAAGAGATTCTTGGGCATTCGTCGCTGAACATGACCATGCGCTATGCGCATTTGTCGCCGGAATACCTGCGGGACGCTATTCGACTCAACCCGCTGGCGGATTTCGACAGTTCTTCGACACTTGCCGAGACGTCCTAG